TGATTTAATTACACCACAAAACTTTAAATACTGTATAGAGTGTAAAAAAGGATACAATAACATAAACCTCTATAGCTTATATAATGATAGCTCAGAATTCTGGAAATTTATAAACCAATGTCAAAAAGATGCTGACAAGTGTGGGAAGAAGCCCCTCGTTATATTTAAGCAGGATCGCCAGCCAACATTAGCTATTTTACCCTATAATGTAATCCCAACTAATAAGTATTATACTCTTACCTTATCAGATAAAGATGGCATGTATAAGTATACTATCTATTTATTTGATGAGTTACTTAAGTATGAGCCAGCTACTTTTTGGCTTTCTTAACTATATTAAATTTATCAATAGCTTCTTTGGTAACTTTAGTTTGAGATCTAGTCTCTCTTTTTCTAGTCTCTCCTGATCCTGAATAAGTTCCTTCTTGTGAAAACTTCATATAAGTAAGAGGATCATCTCCAGTCCTACTGAAGGAGGCTGTATTCCCCTCTACAGAAATATCTAAGTTGCCAGCCTTCCAATCAGCCACCGCTTGTCTCATAGGTTCGTTATGGGACCAAGCTCTAATCTTGCCATCATTAGTTCCTTTTAATTGAGGCATATCGTTAACAGTATATCCACAGATCAAAGCCTGCCTTAATAAGGCTACTTCTGCTTTTTGTTTTTTCTCAGGATCCCTTAAATCTTTTTTGTATGCAGCCATTCTGATATTTCTCTCTAAGCCTTCAGCGATTCTTTCTTGAACTATGCGATCCTTGAAATCTCTTGGTTTTCTTTTATAAAAGAATAATTGAGTAAGATTTAAATTTGTAATCTGCTCTTCAGTAAACTTACCTTTTAAATTTTCAGCAACCATTTTAGCAAGCTGTTCTGGCTTTTGGATTTTTAACATACCATTAGAAGAATAGATTGTAGTTTCCCTGAACGGGGCTACAGCATCTTTTACAAACTTCTCAATAGATTTATAATACCTTGTATCAGAATCGCTCATAGGAACTAGTTCGTCAAGAGCTTCAAAAAAGCCATCGGCAACATTACCCTTGGGGTCCTTGCTTTCCATGTAAGTATCCATAGTTTCTTGTCTGTTAAGTTCGCCTATTTTTGTATCAACATGATCAACCATTCTTTTCTGAGCTATGTTAAGCAAGTGAATTGGTTGGTCATCAAATCTGGAAATAGCGTCTAATTGTTTTTTAACTTCTCCTTTTTTCTTTTGTGGGACCATTTCTAAAATTTGACTTTTTGTAAGAGATACAGTAGTACCTCCTACTTTTTTAGCAGACTCCTCAGCTTCGGCTTGGTTTACATATAAGAACGAGTTATCTGGACGATCTCCTGTTTTAGGAGAAAGAGCCACATGAAGAACATCAGCAGGTTCGTGAGGTAGCATATCAGTAAAAGAACTCATAATTCTAGCCTCTGTTAGAATCCAAGCTGCTAGATTCTTTTTACTTGAGATAATGTCTAATTGTTCGGCTGCTTCCCGCTGTTCTATATAAGCATCTAAGGACAATGATCCTGATTCAGCAGCAACTTCCTCTAATATGGGAAGTTTTTCTTTTCTTATAACATCTTCAATGATTGTTTTAAGTTGTTTTTTTATCTCTTTATTTTCTCTATCCTTAGCTAATTTATTAAGAAGAACAGTTATTCTAGGAACGACTTCGTAAATACTTCCTTTAATAGCATTCTTATTGTTTCTATTAAACTTTCCATTAATAATACTATTTAAGTCTCCAGCTTCTTCTGGGCATTCTTCAGCAGCAACAGAAAGTGCTTTTTCTTGTAGCTTGTTTGAGTTTACTACAACACCTTCGGTAGGATTTCCACTATCATCTAACTGAGATCCAAATAGTATAAACCTATTTCTGCCTTCAGTTTTTTCAACTCCTATTGTTTTTCTTAGGTCAGCGCACTTATAAGGATTATCATCCGAAGGATCTAAAAAACTTAATAGAAACTCATTGGCTAATACAGCATCTTGGACAGCCCCTGGATGTAGCTCAGTTATGATTTGGTCTCCATTATCATCTAAAGAAAATGCTACGCCTTTACTAAGGTACTTCTCCAAAGATGCACTACTTGATCCAGCGATAAAGATAATAGGATTTTTTATAAAACTATCAAGGTCACTTAGCTCTTCTGGAAGACCCTCTGGATATTTGGCTAAAAGCTCCTTTCTATAAAAGTAAGCGTGTTTAATCTGTTTCTTATAGGAGTCGATAACCGACTTACCTCCTATTAGCTCTGGATTTGCTTTAACCATCTCTTCAGCCATTTGTAAAGCCTGGTTCTGAGTTGTAGCCTTTCCATCTTTTAGAAGCTGATTAGAAAGGTTAGTCCAAAAAGCTCCACCAATTTTCTCTTCTGCTTTAGCTAAAAGAGCTTCTAGCTCTTGTTGCTCGGCCATAGCTTGATCAACCTCCGCTTGCTCTTGATCTGCTACTGCTTTTTGATCAGAAGTTTGTTTTTTAGCTAAAACCTGAACAAATTTTTCAAAAGCATCAGGAATTGGATTGCCATTTTGTGCAACGGTTCTCGGTCCACCGCCTTGACCTAAGCCTAGAACATTTACTTTTTGATTTTTAGGATTAAGAAAAATCTTGTAATTAGTGGTTTCATCCGCAATATTTTTAACAGGAGTTGCTTCTTCAGGTGCGCCTTGCGGAGCAGAGATTATAGCTTGATTAGCTAGTTCTCTTGCTTTTTGTAGTACATCAGGAGGGATTTGCTCTCCTTCTTCTTGTTCATTAATAAAGGTCAGCTTGAAGGTGCGTTTCTTCAGGCGGGCGTAACTCTCTAATAGCTCGTTGAAATAATCCATAACTTATAATAGTTTATATTAAAATAGGTCTAGTCTAGAACTAACCTAGACTAGACCTTAGTTATTGGGTACTACTTAATTATTAAAATCTATCAGGATTTTTGTAGTTATAAGTGTTCATGAAATCATACTTGAAGGTTACATCTAAAGTATGGAAATCATTTGTTGAATAATTAAATTCACTCATAGCCCATTTAGAAGCATAAACTCCGTAAAGTTCAACAGCAGAGTGTGGAGTCATTGTATTATCAAGAGTGATAATTTCAACTTTTGGAACTTTAAAGGTATTACCAAGACCTGCTCCTGGAGCAGAACCTTTAGTCATTTCTCCTGTAATAGGATCATAGGTATACTTAAAGAACTTCCATAAATCTGATGCAGTTTCCTTTAGATACAAGTTATCAAAGGTTACAACAAGATCTCCTGGGGTTACTCTTCCTGGATAGTGAACAACATCATTAACTCTATTAACTTTAATAGGTTCAGATGCCATCTCTAAGCCCATTACTTTTTTAGCAGCAAGAGTTAATTCTTGAACATTAGTCACTTCGTCTGGAAGACCGAAAAAGTGAATTTCAAACTGATAAGCTCTTACTGAATCCAGATCAGTTGAGATTACTGGAAGTCCTTCTCCTGGAACAAACTCCCTTCCGTATCTTGTTTTATAATAAGATTGTGACATATTAGATAGTTCCTAAATCAGCAGATTGGTTAGTTAAGTTGATTTCAAAGACTATGATTTCAGCAGTCTTAGTTGGTCTTAGGATAACCTTACACCATAATTCATTTCTATCAACTCTTACAGGGGTGTTTGTAGTCTCATCACAAACAACTCTAAATTCAGTAATGCCTCTTCTTCGTTTGATATCATCAAGGAAAGGGTTAATAACAGTTTCAACAGATGCCCATGTAAACTCATCATTTGGTTCAAATACAAATCTTTGAGCGGAAAGAAGAATTACCTTTCTTATGTAGATCATTAATCTACGAACATTGATTCTATCTAAAGCAGAAGCCTCTCTTTGGGTAGTTCTTTGACCAAAGATTGTTATACCTTGTTGTGGGAAAGAAACTATTGGATTAATTATATTTCCACCACTATAAAGACTATCTCTATCTCCTTGGTTTAGTTTAACTTCAACTTCTGTTGGTTTAGCAAGCCTTCCTCTCTGGAATCCAGCAGGAGCAAACCAAGAATCTGCAATTGAATCTGTAAATGCCATTTGTCTAGCGGCAAAGATGGTAGGATCGTACCAGATATCCTTTCCATCAAACGTATTAAATACTTTAACCCAAGGCCAGTAAACCGCAGCATATGAGTTATTAACTGCGGAGGTTCTAGATAATGATTTTCCATTAGTCCAATCAATTGCTTGCTGAGTATTAAGACCGTATGGAGGTGCTATCAGAGCTAAGAAATCTTGAGTGGTTTCTGCTAAAGTAATTAAGCTGTTTTGAACATTTTGATTTGTAATCCCTGGAACAAGAGCCACCCCAATGTTTAAAGATCTGTCATCTAGAGCTTGCATACCTGTTTTAGGATCCTGAGATGAGTCTCCAATAAGAGCAGTTGCATTTTCATTTTCAGTTCCAATACCGCTGTCTCCACCAGAAAGACCTAGGTTAACTGCTTGAATTAGTTTATTAAATCTACCTCCAGTATTGCTTATACGAGTATAGGAGGTTGGAGATCCTGTACCATCTGGATTGGTTTGTGGGTCTAAGAATTTTGTATTAACAGAAAAGACAGTTTCTCCTGTAATCTCTGACATAAGTGATGAAAAATCTAAAGTATTATTAGAAGTTACAGACGTTCCTTCATACACTAAGTTTCCTTTAATATATTCAGAAGTTATATTTTCTGTAGTTTTATTAATAATATCTTCAATAAAGTTTAAAGAAGCTAAACTAACTTTAAAGTTTTCAGACGCAAAGCCTTCATCATTTATTATTAAATTAACATTTTTATTACCAAGAGGACTTACTGTTACGGAATTTCCACTAGTAGTTCCATCAGATTTAGTTCCTAAGTTATATCCAGCACCAGGATATAAAGACTCGACTTTATATCCTACTGAATTTGTTCCTTCGGCCAAGAAAGTGGAACCGTAAGATCTAATAGCAGAGGCTGTAGCCCCAGAAACACCAAAATCCGTTACTGAGCTAGGAGCAAGAGTAGCCCTTAGTCCAGAAATACCAAAGTTAGGATCAAAAGTTAAGGCTGATACAGCAGATACAGCTATATAGGCATTTTCACCAGCAAAGGCTCCGACAATTGGAATATTCTCAGAAGTAGGCCCATCAGCTAAAACAAATACTTTGTCAGCATCCAAAGAACCCCCTATAACGCTTTTTACTGCTAATCCTTGCTCATTAGAATCATCATAAATTCCTGAAGCTATAGTAAAGTCTTTTCCTGCTCCGTCATTATCTGTAAACTGGGCTACTCCATTATTATCATAAACTTGAATTCGTAAAGTTACATTTTGAGTAATGCCTGCGTCAACAACATTCCTAAGAATAACAACAGGGCATCCTCCTAAAGGTAGAGTCCTATTAGCCTCAGTAGCAGTGGAAGTAGCCGATCTAATGAAGTATAGAGAGTTTGTTTCTTCTAAAATCTCTAAAGCTCCTTCCAAAGCTTGACCTTGAATAGTTTCTGAAGGAGATCCAAAGGTTCTAATTAGATTATTCTGATTAGTGATAAGTGTGGGTATATTAACAGGACCTTTACTAGCAAATCCGACTATACCAAAAACACTAGTATTAATTGATGGAGTATACTCAGAAATATCTTTTTCTATAGTATAGACGCCTGGGCTAACAAAATTTACCATGTTTATCTCCTATGCGTTTAGTATTTTAAACAACCGTCTTCTTTGAAGAGTTTTTATTTGATCACTAATATAAGCTTCTGGAACAACTAAAAACTCTCCTGGCTTAAACCATTTTTCTTTTACACCGTTTTCAGTTAACATATAAACTGTAAAAGACTGTAAGCTATCATTTTTAATAAGTTTCATAATAAACCTCTACTATATGTAGCACAAGTGTTCTGTATTTTTGATAAACTTTTTTTTAGGATTTTCTCTACTAAGGACCAACTTTAACTAACACTACATTTGGTAATGGAAATGGGAAAGACGCCGCTGTATGAGCCCCATCTCCATGAGGTGAAATAAAATCTCCAACTAAGGACATTGGAACTCCTTCTACAAAAACTTTAAAAGGGGCGCTTCCTGGGCCTACTATAGGTCCTCCAGCAGTATCAAGACCTACTTTGCTTACTGGTAAGCCTCCAACAAAAACAGTTGAAGTAGCAGTTGCTATGTGAGCACAGGTAGCTGGGGTTCCTATGACAACTGGATTAGGCATAACTAATATCTAAAATTTGGATCTTGATCAAAGTCTCCCATGTAACCTCCAACCTCATCACTAGTTTGAGTTAAAGGCTCGTCTTGAATATCTGAAGAATCGCGGAGTAGTTTAGCAGA